AGAAGTACGGTTGGCTTGCAGTCGAATGCCTCAAGGCGGCAGGGGTTCACTTTAACCTCAGATGTCCCCTTGACGGAGAATTCCAAATTGGAACAACGTGGGCAGAAACTCACTGAGGCTAACGTATGAAGAGCGTGTACACACTAGTGTCTGACATCTACAAACTGATGGAGACGAAAGAAGTAGCAGAAGACGTGGACCTAGAGTCTGCTATTGATCTCTTCGGGGAGAACGTCAAGGACCTCATGCGTAACGAGTTTGGTGGACGTAAGCGTGACGGACGTAAGCTACGCATGTCCAACATTGGACGCGAGGACCGCTACTTGTGGAACGTCTACAACGACGTAGAAAAGTCCGATGAGATCCAAGGCCATACTTATGTCAAGTTCCTCTACGGTCACCTAATTGAGGAGATGCTACTGTTCTTAACGAGAGCCGCAGGTCATGAGGTAACGGATGAACAAAAGAAGTGTGAGGTTAACGGTATTACAGGCTCGATGGACTGTAAAATCAACGGCATTGTTACTGACGTTAAAAGCACTTCAACTTATGGGTTTAGGAAATTCAAAGACGGTACACTGGCTTATGACGACCCATTTGGATACGTGGCTCAAATTAAAGGATACGCGTATTCAGAAGGTGCTACTAAATTTGGATGGTTAGCAATGGACAAACAGAACGGGCACCTCACGTACCTCATGTACGACGAGGAGGACACTCAGGCCCCTGTCTATGACCTCATAAGTTACGACATCAAGGAGCGCATTGAACACGTAAAAAAGCTAGTGGAGCATCCAACCCCGCCCGACGTATGCTACGGCACTATCGACGATGGAAAGAGTGGGAACCAAAAACTCGCCGTCGGATGCTCCTACTGCTCCTACAAAAAGGTTTGTTGGCCTACCGTTCGCGCCTTCGCCTATTCTTCAGGTCCCCGTTATTTAACAGAGGTACATAATGAGCCGAAAGTCCAAGAAATCACGATTTCGTAGCACGTTCGAAGACGATGTCAGCAAAGTACTAAAGGAATTTGATTATGAACCTTTCACTGTCCCCTACACTATTTTTAGGTCTTATCGTCCTGACTTTGTTGATAGCAGCGGTTTATATCTTGTTGAATGCAAAGGATATTTCAGAGACGGAGATACGAAAAAATATACGAGCATCAGGGACTCACTCCCAGAAGAACAAGAGTTAGTGTTTGTTCTTATGCAACCGAACAAGAAGATTCGGAAGGGGGCTAAGATGACTATGTCAGAATGGTGTGACAAAGAGAACATTTTATGGTATACTATAGAGACACTACAGGAGTTGATTGACCATGTCGCTAACACTAGAGGAAGTTAAGGAACGCCTCTTGAAAACCTTAGACCCAGACGACCTGCTGGAGGCCCTACAGATAACCTCAGAAGAGATGCTGGACAGGTTTGAGGACAAGTTAATCAACAGACTAGACGTGTTTGAACAAGAGCTAGAGGAGGAAGAAAATGAGTATTGATGATGCGACTCCTGCAGAGTGGGACGGGATTTCTATACTGAAGAAGACGAAGAAGGTAGACCCTGTGGAACAGCCTGACCACTACAACAAAGGAGCAATCGAAGCCATCGAAGCAATCAAAGCGTCCATGCCTGAACATGAGTTCAATGGTTATCTCAAGGGTAACGCACTGAAGTACCTCTGGCGCTACGACTACAAAGGTAAACCCATCGAAGACTTACGTAAGTGTAAGTGGTACATCGAACGACTAATTAAGGAATTAAATTAATGGACGCATATCAACAGTACATACACAAGTCACGGTACGCTCGTTACCTACCAGAGGAACAGCGACGGGAGACTTGGGAAGAGACAGTCAACCGGTATCTCAACTACTGGTGTGACCGTGTAGAACTCAATGAGTTTGACCAGTCGGAGATCTTTCAGGCAATTCATGAGCTAGACGTAATGCCTTCCATGCGAGCACTCATGACTGCAGGAGACGCACTTGACCGTGACAATGTAGCAGGGTTTAACTGCTCCTACATGCCTATTGACCACCCTAAAGCATTTGACGAGATGATGTACGTCCTAATGTGTGGCACTGGTGTGGGCTTCAGTGTGGAGCGCCAGTACGTAACTAAATTACCAGAAGTAGCAGAGGAGTTTCATGACACCGACACCGTTATACACGTCGCCGACAGTAAGATTGGATGGGCTAAAGCTTACAGAGAACTTGTTAGCTTGCTCTATTCAGGCCAACTTCCAAAGTGGGACGTGTCTGGAGTACGACCTGCAGGGGCAGCCCTTAAAACTTTCGGAGGTAGAGCAAGTGGTCCAGAACCTCTTGTCGATCTGTTTAAGTTCACCGTTGAGATCTTTCGCGAAGCTGCTGGACGTAAACTTAGTTCCATCGAATGTCACGACCTCTGCTGTAAGATTGCACAGATCGTTGTCGTCGGCGGGGTACGCAGAAGTGCTCTCATCAGTTTATCTAACCTCACTGACGACAGAGTCCGAAGAGCTAAGTCAGGACAATGGTGGCAAGATAACCCTCAGCGTGGACTAGCGAATAACTCAGCGTGTTATACAGAGAAGCCAGACTTTGAGGCATTTTTAAATGAGTGGAAAAGTTTATACGAGTCCCGCTCCGGAGAACGAGGAATGTTCTCTAGAGTCGCAAGTCAAAAGCAAGCTGCAAAGAATGAGCGACGAGATGCTACCTATGATTTTGGAACTAATCCATGCTCAGAGATCATCCTCAGGCCCTACCAGTTCTGCAATCTATCGGAAGTTGTTGTCAGGGCAGGAGATACGCTCGCAGACCTCAAACGAAAAATACGTGTTGCAACTATCCTTGGGACTCTTCAGGCTACGTTAACCGACTTCCGTTACCTCCGCAAGGTGTGGCAGAAGAACACCGAAGAAGAAGCACTTCTTGGTGTGTCACTAACAGGTATCATGGATCACGCTGTGTTGTCAGGGAGGGAAGACCGTGAAAAACTTAAGGATTGGCTCATTGCTCTCAAAGAGGAATCAATTAGTACTAATGCGGAATGGTCTAACAAGCTTGGTATTAATCTTAGCGCTGCCATTACTGCTGTTAAACCTTCCGGTACTGTTAGTCAGTTGGTTGATTCTGCTTCTGGCATCCACCCTAGATATGCGGATCAGTACATTAGACGAGTTAGAGCGGACTCAAGAGACCCCCTCTGTCAAGTCCTTGAGGCAGCAGGAGTGCCCGTAGAGGACGACGTAATGTCACCCACTACCAAGGTATTCTCCTTCCCCATAAAGTCTCCTGACGGGGCTGTGGTGGCCTCTGAGATGGGTGCTATGGAGCAGTTAGAGCTATGGGAGATCTATCAGGACTTCTGGTGTGAACACAAGCCGTCAATGACGTGTTACTATCGTGACCATGAGTTCCTAGAGGTGGGCCAGTGGTTGTACAACAAGTTCGACAAGATCAGTGGCGTAAGCTTCCTACCTTACTCAGAGCATACGTACCAACAGGCTCCTTATGAACCTATTGATCTAGAGACGTATGAGAAGTTGAAGGAGGAGTTTCCAGAGACGATTGATTGGAACATCTCTGAGAACTCTGACATGACCGAAGGGTCACAACAGTTGGCTTGTACAGGTAATAACTGCGAGTTGTAAACAAAAGGGGGCCTTAGTGCCCCCGTATTTACTTAGGTGAAACTATGAACATCAAACGTGATATTGAAGTACGCATAAGAGTACTTGAGAACAAGCTACACAAGTCCATACCTGCTGCTCGCAACAACGAGATTAGAGGTGAGATCATGGGTCTGAAGTGGGTGCTAGAGCGTATCTAGTCTTCTTCTTCCTCTTTGGACACTAAGACACCAGTAAACATACCAGTGCGTCCTATGTTACCTAACGCTTCTTTGTAATCAGCACGAGTCGGGTCTCCTTTGTACTCTACCATAACCCTTTGCTGGTACTGTTGGTTGCTTTCTTTTGGTCTCTTTGGAATGCCTGTGATCTCTTCTATCTTAGCAACACTAGGTTCTACTTTTGGTGTACGCGGGGCAGAAGCTTTACCCTTGGTTCCAATCTTGAAGGACTCCATAGGAACCACATTAATCAACGACGTGCCGCCCACAGGGTCCATACCAAATAGGTCATGACCATCAGAAATCAACGTGTACACGCTGTTTGTGTTTGTGTCAATAGCGATGAAGTCATTGACACCACCTAAGTCCTGAGCAGTAGATCTGTGAGACGCAGAGTAAGAATAGACGCCGTCTTCTACTTCGTTAACTTCTAACTTCTTTTGTCCGTCAAAGTAGTCCAAGATCTTCTGCTGTCGCTCGTTAGGATTCTTCGCAAGCTTGGCCTTAAAATAGTCTTGCATAAACCTAGCTTTTTCTACAGCCCCTGATGTGGTGTTCAGGACGTTCTTAGGTAGAACCCCTTTAAACACTGCTTCTCTAACCTTCAGGGCGTCCGAAGCGTTGCCTACAGTACGGATCATGCCGTAGAAGTTCTTGTCGTCCATGTCTGGAAACGCTTTTCTCGCAAGGTCTATCGTGGGCTTACTCGAAAGCAATACGAGAGAAGGAGTAGCAGTTCCACCACCTAAGGCTTCCGCCTGTAGCTTTTCCCCTGACTCCTGACGACGAACAACAAGTTGTGTACCTCCGGGAGTCGTAGGCGTGTCATGTACTTTGTACAAATGATTCATGGCCCTGTCTAGGATTACGTCTGGTACGTCTGTTGTGCCTTTGACCGCTTGCCTAGCCCGTGGTTTATCAGCCATGTCAAAAGCGTCGTCCACGTATCGCTGCATTTCAACTGAACTGCCCACCACGGTGTCACGGTCAGGGGTCATGCGTCTCTTCTGTTGTGCGTCGATAAAGGCGCTTTCTCTTATGCTGCCGTCCCGTACGGACGCTTTAGGGTCGGTAACGTATTCCTGTCTTCTGCCTCTGCCTGTGCCCATAACTCTTGTTTTAGCTATAGCCTGCGGCATAAACATTTCGTACATAGTGTTTGGAATTGCGCCTATAGCAGGACCAGCGACTGCCTGTAGTTTACTAGCCACATCTGGAGATCGGTAGAATCCTTCGAGACGCGTAGGTAGGTTCTCTGCCAAAGTGTTCATAGCGTCCCCAAAAAGCCTACCAGAGCCTTTAAGCCCTGTTAGTTCTGCTACGTTACCTACTGCTTGCGCTTGTCTTGGGTATTCAGCAGCAAGTTGCTTTACGCTTTCTGGGGTTATAGCAGAGACCGCCTGTCCTATAGTTTCCGTCGGTAATACTGAACGAGCAGCGCCCGTGACAGGAGAAGTCAACATACGAGCCATGCCCGTGAGTTCGTTAAGAGTCCCGTAACCAATGTCCTCTGCGGTTTCTCCTGACAACAAAGCATCTCTAGGTCTAAAAAGTTCTTCCTGAGAAGCTTGGTACTGCTCAAGACCCCCGCGAAAGTCCTCTGCAATGTTGCCAGCAACGGTTGTTACGGGACTAGCTATGCCTCTGCCTACGAGTCTTCCAGCTTCTCTGGCCTTGGGGCCTACCCTAGAAGCCCCTTTGCGTATTGCTGCGTACTCTTGTCGTTTCTTCTGAAAGTCACTCACTCTCTTCTTCCTTAATGTCTTCACGAGTCTGGTCAAGGAGATCCACAATAAGGATACGGTCCATCTCTAGTTCTTTCAGGGCAGTGCCTTTGGTAAGAGGAATGGCTTTGTCAATAGCAGAAAGCATAGACGCATAAATCTTTGCAGCATTACGTGCCTTAAGTGTCTGTATTCCAACATACGCTGTAGCACCCAAAGCACCAACACCTAGAGCAGGTAAAGCACCTCCTAAGGCTCCTGTGGCTGCAGTTCCTGTAGCTCCCAAAGCTAGAACAGTGTTGGGCAAAAGGTCTACAGACTGTAAGTTACGCACTGCACGACTAACCACGTCTCTACCTTCTGCGTTACGCTTAGGTAGCATGTCCTCCATCGCTGTAAGGCCGTGGAACTGCTTAGTCAACAGGTTGTGCAGCTGGTCTCCACGGGTGTTGGCCTTTAGTGTGTCGTTAAGCACACCACGGATTTTTCTAGCAGCAATACTGCGGGCTTTTGGCGTTCCGCTGAAGTCGTTGATTAGGTCATCAAACTTACGTCGAACCTCCAGTACGCCTAGAAGGTCTGAACCTCTGGTCTGTACAGACTCAAGGACAATTTCTGACAACTCAGCAAGCTGCTTTTGTATGTCCCCGCTTGCTATACGAATAAGGTCGTCACTTAAGACTTCCTTGACTGCCCCTTGCATGTCCTTTAAAAACTTGTCCGAATCAATGGCCTTGTTTTGAGCCGTTATGATCTTATCAGTCGTCTGTTTAGCTGCTTCTACTTCCTTTTGTACTTGCCTATAGTTATAGTGATACGATCGGTTGGGCTTTATTCCCTTCATGTTGGTAACTGTGTCAATGACTAAGTTATCAAACTCTTGAGGTTCCCACGTTGCTGTACGTAAGACGCCTTTTTCTTCAAACACGTCTCGCATCTCAGGAGTCACAGGCTCCAGTAGAAGTGTAACACCGTCCTTCTTGTTTTCCCTGACAAGTTCTGCAGCTTTCTTTTTTGCGCCTCTTTTAGCTATGTCTAGTCTAGGGATGTCTGGTCTAGGGCTAAACAAAAGACCTACATCTACGGCGGACTCAAATCGTTCTGCGGCCTCAGGCATACGTTGTTTAAACGCTTGGTAGCCCGCGTCACCCAGAGAAGCTGCCTGAGATGCTAGTCGGAAGGTGTCCGTGTCTTTAATCCTGTCGTAGACTGCTTCTGCTCCTTCCTTGACTGCGTTAGGAATCCAAGAGCTAATATAGGTAGACAAAGTTGCACCGCCTGCTCTAGCTGCTTGAGAGCCTCCAATGAGGGCTAACTCCGGTGCCTGATAAAGTTGCCGTAGCAGACTTGGGTCGTCTCCCATAACGTTTTGTGCTCTACGAGACACCTCAGGACCAAACTGCTCTATTTCCTGCTTAAGTGTTTCTCGTGCAGCCATCTCAGGTCCAAACATATCACTAACAGGAGGAGTAGTAGTAGGAGCGCCATAAAGGTCTGCAGCAGCTTGAGCTAACTCCTGTGCTGCTGCTTGATCCCCTGCTGCTAAAGCAGACTTAATAGCCTGCTGATACTGCTGTTGTGTAATCTGCATAAATGCCTCTTACTGTTGTGTTGCTTGTTGTAAGTATGCGTTAGCTTCAGGAGACAAGCCCGGAACAGGCTCAAAAGTACCTGTAGGGGTGACTTCAGGTTCAACCCTTTCTGGAGGCATGTCAACCAGAGGGAAGAAGGCCATGGCTGACTTTTCTTTTCCTGTTAGTTCACCTTCTACAGTACCTCTGAGGTTGTTGTAGTTGTTAATGGTTCTGACGTTTTGCTTTCTAATGGTAGTCAAAAGTCTACGCATAGTTTCAGGACTCATTCCAATGTCGCCTGCTACTACTTTTTCTGCAAACTCTCTATCCTTGTCTGACAAACCTGTACCAGCACCTAAGTTGGTGATGTAGTCAGCAACACGTGCGCCTGCTAGTGAAGCGTACTCTTCCGTGTTTTCAATTTGATCTGCAGCTGATATGTCAATGCCTGCTACACGTGCTGCCCTAGCAACGTCCATTCTAAACGTAGCCCCATATCCTGTAAACATGTTGTCGATGTTGTCTAGGGATGTATCAATGGACTCAATAGAAGTTACGGCCTTGTTTGCAGCCTCACGTCCAGACGACAGATTATCTACGCCCTCACCCATGATCTTTTCTGCCATTGTGCTACCAATGTTTTCAATCTTTTGAACTTCGGGCGGAGCCTTACGTAGACCCATTTGTTGAGCAGAGACCCACTTGTTGTTTTCTCTGTCATACACCTGTCCTCCCTCTGTACGAAAAGGAAGTACTTTTCCTTTCTGCAAGAAAAACTCAATGTCACCACCACGTTGCCCTGTGATAACATCGTTAAACACTTGGTCAGGGGCTTGAGCCAGTCCTAGCTCTTTAAACAGTTTGTCACTAATGCCTCGCTGCCTAGCCAACTGCTTACGTTGGGCTGGTGTTTGCGTTGGCATGTTCTTGAGGCGGTAGTCAAGCATAGTACCTACAAGGTCCCCAAGTTCCTTAGTGTCAGTCACGTTCTCAATCTGAGACGCTATATTGTCAAGACCAAGGTTTTCAGCCTGAGTTTTAATCTGTGTTTTTCGGTTGGCTAAGGCTGTTGCGTTTGCTTCCTGAGCAGCTAAGTCTCTAGCCGCAGTAGCAAGTTTAACTGCGTTTTCCATGTCTCCTTGAGATTGGTAAAATTGAGCCAAACCTTGAAGACCTTGGACAGTACTAGGGTCTAAACCTGCTAACTGCTTCCTTCGTTCTTCTTCTAGTTTTCTGGCTCTAGCAGCAGCAGGCATAGCGCCTATTTGTTGAGCAGTAGTAAATAACCCCTTACCAAAAGAAGGCTGCGCCATTTGTTGTAAAAATTGTTTTCCAAATGTAGCCATAATTAACCTCCTGTAACTGCTTCAATAAAAGTAGCAAACGGATTAGTAGCTGAAGCTGATCTAGCACCAAACAATCCTGACAAAAGCCCAGTACCTGCTTCACCCATAAGGTTAGCCTGTCCAAGACCTGATGCAAGAAGCGCATCAATACCAGAAGCAGAAGCCTCACCAAACAACCCTGTACCGTACAACTGAGCTTGCTGTGCAGCACCTGCCGCAGTTTGACCGGGAGCTAATGCAGCTAACATTTGTTGTTGTGGTAAGTAACTACCCATCAAGTACTGTTGTCCCAACGCAGATAGTCCTGCTTGTTCTTGACGTGCTTGCTGTGCTGCACCAAGACGTGCCTGAGACAACTGTTGAGCTTGCGCTTTCTGCATAGCTAGTGCTTCAGGTGTACCACCAAACTCTGCTGTGCGTACACCAAGTCGACCCTGTGCAGCTAGTCTCTCTTCAAGACCTAACTGTTTAGCGCGTTGCTCTGGTGCTAAAGCTTCTGAGATTTGACCATAGATCTCATCTTCACGTAGTCTAGGATCAGCCTGAGCTTGAGCAAAGAAGTCACCAGCACCTCCGAACATACGCTGTTGAAAAGCCCGTTCTTCAGGTGACATAGCCATTGTGTACTGACCATCAGGACCAGCCGTAAACTGACCACCTGTAGCAGTAGTAACAGTGTATGGTCTAAAGGCAGCTTGTCCAAGTTGAGTTGTAGCTAAGTCTTGACCCAGTTCTAGTCCTCGTTCACCTATACCACCTAAGCGGTTATAAGCGTTTAACAGAAGACCAAGACCAGCTAGGCCTTGAGCGCCTCCGCCGCCTAAAAAACCTGATAGACCGCCTAAGAATTGACCTAAGGTAGACTCTTCGTCACCCAGCATACCAAAGACTTCTTCTGTGCCTATTACGTCTTCGTCCATTATAAATCTCCAGTGTTAAACTGTTTTGCCTAGTAAGGCTTGTATATTAATTTCTTGCAAAGATAGCTCTGCGCCGTTAATGTCTGATTCTACACCTACAACAACAGTAGATCCGTTACCTGTAGCATTTAAAGCTTTACGAATAATCTGAGAACTTTCTCCAGCGTATTCTGATATTACTGCATTATTTACTAAGTTATCAGGGTCATTAAACTCTGCGAATACTGCGTTAGCAACTGGATTATCAGGGTCGTTAAACTCTGCTACTTGTCCTGATTCAGGTATACGGAAAGTTATAGTTTTATATGTAGTACTAAAGTCGTAAGAGTACTTAATAAAAGCATCAGCGTTGCTTGGTCCTATAATAGTAGGTTTTATTTTCTTAATAAATTTTAAACGAGATGGATCACCAAAAGTTAAACTAGGACTGTAATACTTAAAACGGTAGGAATCAGTATTGTCTTGATAGCCTTTGTATTCACTGATACCATCAACAGTTCCTATATACAACGTACCATCTTCAAGACGTTCATAGGCAGTAAAAACAGACGAAGGCCATCTTGTTACTCTAAGAGAACCGTCTTCTAAAGGAGACCTTAAATCAAAACAAAAAGTAGTTTTTCTTCCTACAAAAGAAAGTAAGTAAAAGCTTTCTTCAGGACTATAAATACATCTGAAAGACAGAGATTCTTTTTGTAGTTCATTAATAATGTCTTTTGTTATTGTATTAGACAATGTCCTCATAGGCATTGACTTTTCTTGTACGGTTCTACCAAAACTTCTTAGGCCGCTATGAGACAAAAACAACACATCAGTTCCTGTATGATGCACAGTATCACGGTCAACACAACCTACACCTGCTACAGTATCAACCAGTGACATAGTAGCTGGTGCTTGCGCTCCTTGGTAAACAACAATGCTGTGCCTACCGAAGATAATAAGTAATCCGTTATGTGCCGCTAAAGCTACAATCTCGTCATAACCGTCAGGCCATACTTTAGATATGTCAATGCTACCACTAGTGCCGCCTGTCCATTCATGACCAATCAACAGATCAGACCAGTAAACAGTAGAGTCATTTAAATTAACAGCCCATAAACGACCATAAGCAGCTAGTACTTCGTCAGCAAAAGGAATACCTGATAATCCTCCAGCAACAGTAGACATCTTTTGTAGAGATGTGCCGTTGTATACAAGAGGTTCGTGTCCGTCTTGGAAAAAATAAAGGTTGTCGTTAAAGTCTACTATCTTCCAGTTATCATCAGTAATGTTATACGTTTGTGGAAGATTGGCAGACTCGTCTACTAAAGTAGTAGTACCACTAAATATTTTATTGTCGCCTACAGAAAAAACAACAAAAGTTTCGTCAGTCTTTTTAAATTGCTTTATAGACCTAAGGGGTTTGTTGGCTGATAGGCTACCTTTGTTTGTAGTGACAACTTCATATCCTTTACGAGAAGCAATACGACCACGCTTATCAATAACGGCGTTGTCTGCTACTTCTGCAAACGAAGGGTCTTGAGCAATAGGAGAGTCTTCAGTATTAATACCTTTGAAGGCTGGTGCTACAAGATTGATACTGCTTAATTGTTGTGCCATATTAGATAGTCCTAAAGATCATCTCTTCTGGGTGCTTTGCTGCATCAATAGCAATAGCGTCGGACAAGTACTTATCAGCAATAGTAAAGTATTCAGCAGTAGAAGTACCACCTGTCTCACCACGTTCACGAGCAAGCAACGCTACAGCCATGTGAATCACAGGCTTTGAAGGAACCTTTAACACATCAGTGTTATCAGTCAGTTCTGCTTGTCGCTTAATAACATCAAACCTAAGTGTCTGAGATGCATTAGGACGAGGACTAACAAGTACCTGAGTGTCGCCGTTATCATCTAAACCATCAAAGGTGTAGTATCTAGGTGCGCCTTCTGTTATGTCATTAAGATATAGTTGCTCGTTAAACCAGTCTTTTGTTTGATAAGCTAAGTAACAGTTCTCAGTATCGTTTAAAGCTGACATTACTTTTACGTTGTCACCACACCCTGCCAAAGAGTGTTGATTATCGCCAGTAGAAACATTAATACTAATAGTAGTACGTAAAGCAGACCAGTCGGTTGACTCCTCTACCATTACTTTAGCGTCGTTAATGAAGTCACCAACCATCTTTGCATAAGTAGATTCTGTAACACTTGTTACTTCTTCTTCACGCAAACGACGCAGCACGTTGTTCATTATGTTTAGGTATGTCATTTCAAGTACTCACTGAATAAACTACTTATAATAGGTGCATTAGGAACAACAGCCTTAGGCAAAGCTACAGGGGTGTACTGAAGTCTTCGCATAAAAGGAGTAAAGTCACCTGTAGGTCTTTGTACTCCAACACCAGTAGCCGAAGTAGCGCCACCGCTCCCAACACCAGCTAGGATGTCTTCAGTTTCTCCGTCGTTAAGACCACCACCATAGTCGGTTCTTTGACCGGGTTCATCAAAGACTGAGTCAATACCCTCGTCATCTCCTAAGAGTAAATCAACATCGCCTAACAAGTCACCTGCCGTTACTTCTTGAGCATCATCTACTGCTCCTCCTATTACTCCTTGTATACCTCCTACCGGATCTTCAGCAATGTCACCAATAACTCCCGGTAGGTTTCCTGCTAATATATCCTCTAGAACCTCTTCTACGGTCCCTATAACCATGTTAGGAGAAGAAGAAGGTAAGCCCGGTATGCCCGGAATAAACACCGTACCAGAGCCTATAGGAGCGCCTGTGGGGAGATTTACGCCTACACCAGCACCAATGTACTCATCAAAGATGGACTGAGGTGTGATCTCTGGTGCGTTTTCCGCTATCCAATCTAGTACTTGTTCAACAGTGCTTCTGTCGTCTTCTTCGTCTGTATCACCCCCAGATATAGCAGCTAGTGCAGCATCAAGAGCATCCTGTACTGTTGTTACTACGCCTTCAGTAACTGTGTCTACTGCTCCTTCTACTACATCAGTAATAGGTGTAGGGGGATCTTCTTGACTAGCTAACCATTGATCCCAACCACCAGCATTTTCTATCTGCTGTGCAACTTCTCTTAGCTCATCAGGCGTTGATGTTGGACCAAAGTCTCCTCTGATTGCTGCAATAGCCTCAGCAGACACGCCTTCAGGTATTCCTTGCTCACCAATAATAGTGTCGTAGAGAACTTGAAAGATACTATCTTCTCCTTCAATATCTTCTCTTGGTCTCATGTCATCTTCAGGAAGAATTTCCATATTACGATCAGAAGCACGAGCAGCAGTCATAGCAGCATCCTGAGCAGGATTACGAGTATCCATCATTCCAAACGCAGAAGGGTCTGCTCTAACAATACCACGCTCAAAAGCTGTAGGTGCAGACACACCACGAGGGTTTGCTTCTCTTATAAACCTTTCAGTATAATGATAACGAGGATCATCAAGTATAGACATAGTTATTTTTTCCAGTTAGCCAGACCACGAAGGCCAAACGAGGCCGCTACAGCAGCACCAAGGAAACCTTTGTACCACTCAGGCATAGCTTCTAAGGCAGCAAACCCGTCCATAACAATAGGAACCATACTAGGGAAGAACGCTAGTACACACGGTATTGAAAACAACAGTGTAAACCATTCGTCTTTCCAAGAGTTAGCTGCATTGTTAGCATGGATGTTTTCCCAGTTACCGTCCTGCTGTATAGCTACCATCTTAGCTTCATGGACAGCTTTCTTCTCTTCAGCTTTACGTTGGAAGTAACCACCAACAAGATCTGCTACTGGACCAATAAGAGTTTGTATCATCGTATGTACTCAGCAAACACAATAGCACCAAGGATAAAAGGGTACAGAGCAAAAACAGCTTGACGGTTACTAGCGATGTCCTTAGTTGCTGTATCAAGCTGACGTTGGATCATCTCATAACGAACAAGGCATTCCTTCTCGTGTCCTTCTAAGCGTGCTAATAATTCTTCTGTTCTGCTCATCCTTTAATTTCCTTTACCACTACTGAAAGTAAACCAAAACTAATTACTGAAAGTACCACAGCGAATAAACTTAAAAGCATGTTTTCTTTTAGTTCTTGCTGTCTGTATACGGTGTCTTTCCTTTCCTCTACTATCTTTCTCTTTAACTCACGGAACTCACGTAGGCCGTCGTCACCGTACGCGTACCGAATCATTAACATGATCTCTTTCTGTTGCTCTTGTATCTTCTTCTTTCGTGCAAATGCTTTTACTGCCTCCGCTTCTACACTCTTACTAAAAACTACTTTTCTAAACGGTGATACTTTTGTTGCTTTCTTTTCCTGATAGAGAACATCGCTGGCATGTCCGTACCACTGTGCTATCTGCCCCATCGTATCTTCTACTGAGCGTCCGGCCTGAACCATCCCCTGCACCATGGCAAAGGCTTTGCTTGCCCCAGCAATGGCGGTTATAGGATCTATCATTAGACAGGTACTCGACCAACTATTAAGCCCCCAGCTATGTCTAGATCTATTTGATCTTCCATCTCATGTACTAACGCTACAGTTGCGTCCATATCAATAACACCATCAACACGAATAATAGGTACTCGAAACGGTACAGGCGTGTCTTGCGTAATAGCTTCAGACTCAATTGTGCCTTCAAGGTGTATAGCATCTACTGAAGGAGTATCGTATATAAGTGTTCTCATGGTCTAAAAGTTACCTCTATATCGCCTGAGCCATCCCATTCAGCATTTATGTTAGCTATTTCAGTACTGTCTAAACCGTTAGAAGCTGACCATGTCCATCTACGTACATAACCTCCGCCTATTGTTGATGTACTAGCTTCTGACGTTGAAAGAGTTGTAAACGTACCGTTTGCTGTAAATGAGAAACTTGTAAACTCGTCTGCGTCTATTGCATTAGCAAGCCCAGAACTAACGTCAATTATAAAAGACATTCCAGAAGATGAAGTTGCTCGATAAACAGACTTTATAGACATGCCTGTTATAGTGCTTCCATTCACACTGGTTGGGGATACTGAACCTGTAGGTGTGCCGTCTTCGTAACCATAATAGGTTGCTTGCGCTAAACTTTTAATGCCTTGCGTAACTGTTATAACAGTACCAGCACTAGCCTCATACCATTCGTTAAAAGACATAGAAGCGCCAGCGGTCTTGCCAATCAGATCTCTAATATCAGAGTCATTGATAGACGCAAGCGTACCTGTAGTACCTCCTGCTTCTACATGGATATCATCAAGACTAATTGCACCGCTACTTTGTAAGGCCATTAGATAGTACCAAAAGCTGTGACATTATCGGCAGAAGTAATAGCGCCGTCAGTACCTACCTTAAATACTTCCGTACTGTCGTACTCAAACACTAGCTCGTTGGTGTCAACCTTAATTATCCAATCACCAATAGACAACGTAGTTGCTTTAACCTGACCAGCATCGCTATACACTACAGCTTTCTCGTTAACTACAGTTCCAGCAGTAACGCCAGCAACAAGATTAAGTTCGTCAGTAGTAGCAGTAACTCCGTCTAACTTATTAAGTTCAGCAGCCGTAGCAGTAACCTGTGTTCCACCAAAGTTAAACGTAGTAACAGTAGCA